TTCAAAGGAAAGACTTCACCTATACCGGTGACAGATGTCAACTCGATATATAAAGCTTGTTCAAAATCCAGTGACATCATATCACCTCATTACTCTAAGTTTTGCGAGCTCCGCGTTAAGAGCTTCTTCAATAGTATCCGGAAAAGTTTGGTCGTTCATATCACGAGCATGTTTTAAGAAATAGTGACCAGGACTCCAACCTTGACCGGTTCTAAAACCATACTCCATTGAAGCAGGATAATAATAAGTATTTCCAGGTCCAGGAGTACCACCATATTTACCAGCGTTATTGACATGTTTTTGCAAGACACTATTAAAAGCAGGATCAAACATGACATCAACAACCGTTTTCAACATTCCACGATTACCTTTTTCAGTTTTAAGCTTTAATGAATTTCTAAGTGTACCGGAATAAACAGGAACGTCAGCTTTCGCGTCACGCATAATCTTGTTTGCACCTTTTCGGACACCTTTTGATAAAGCCGCTTTTGGTGCTTTATCGCTAAGATCGTGAAGGTCTTCAAGTAATTCTTGCATGCCTTCAATTTGAAATGACACCACAGGACCACTCATTGTACCAACTCCTCACACATGAGTTGAATTTCATTGTGTTGCTCCTGATAGTCAATAACACTCGTGATCGTAAATACGCGACCCATGTAAATAAGTCTCATATCAGGAGTAACTTGCAAACTCTTACTATGTCTCAATCGAATCCGATGAGTTATTTTGGAGTTCACCGCTTCTTTATCAAAAAACTCTCTCCCGTTAATCGGTTGAACACTACAACGGATATTTGCAACCGTTAACCAATCCTCAGTTGTTTCACCATAGGAGTTCTTTCCCATTTGTCTCTTTTGCAGTTCTGCAGGTTGACGATAACGACCAGACTCTACACGATAGCGACTCATAATAAATTCACCGCATAAATCTCAAGAATAGATTTTATAACAAAATTTATTTTGGACGCTTCTACTGTAAAGTTACGAACGTCATACATTTCATTACATAATACAAAAAGAGCAATGGTTAAGTCTTCATGATTATCACAACAGTCGACCAGCGGGTCATCACTTGTAAGTGGAATTCCGATATAGTTTGAGATAAAAACCTTACCAGCTTGTAAGATAGTTGATAGCATATTGTCGTCGTCATCAAAGAAAATATTCGCATATTGTTTGATATCCGACACTTGTACCTCACTCATCTTCATTACTTCTCACCAGCCTTACGAGAACGCGTCTTGACAATTTCACAAAAACCTTGCTCAATCCAGTTTTCAATGATTTCTTTGTCATGACTAAGCTCATAAACCTCGCCAGCGTAATAGTGACCGAGAATCGAATACAAGTCTTTTGAAAACTTGATTTTCATCGTATCACTCCTTTGTTAATAAATAGGACGGGGAGAACCCCGCCCATTTTATAAATTACTTACCAACGTAAGCAACAAGTGCTTGTTGGTTAACGATAGCCGCGTCAACTTCACAGTAAGCAACAGCACCAACAGCGTATTGATCAGCAAAACGCTCTTGTAATACTTGCATTGATACACCGTTAACGAATTTGATCGCAAGAGCTTCAGTGATGTTACCGTAGAAAATTTCTTTCGCGTTAACACCGATTTGAGGCATTTGATCAGAAACATAAACAGGTTTTCCAAGTAAAGTAAATGGAGCGTCTTCACTTAAAGAGTTACCCATGATAAGCATGTTGTTACCAGCGCCAGCAGTTAACCCTTGAATGTAAGCAAGAGTTTGAGGGTGCATGATCCAAACTGATCCAGCTTGTAACGCTTGAGGAACAGACAATTGAACTTTAATTAATTCTTGAGCAGTGATCACAAGAGTAGTACCACCAGCGAAAGTATTTGTTCCAGTTGGTAAACCGTTCAATTTACCAGCTCCACCAGCGCCAGCAACAAGCTCAGACTCAAGGAACAAAGCAATGTTTTTAGCTAACTCGTTAACAACAAAAGGAACAACGTCAATATCAGCGCGGTTGATTAAGCTCTTAGAGATAAGAGTTAAAGCACCAACGATGTTATCGCGTAAAGTAACACCAGAGAAGTTAGTTGCTACAGATGTTAATTGAGCAAGGTCATTTTGGTATCCAGCAGAGAAAGCAGTGTAATCAGACGCAGGAATCACAAGATCGCCTTTTACATCATAGATAGTTGCAAGTGATAACACAGGAGAAATGTTTTTCACTTTATCAACAATCTTGCTAGCAACAGAAACCGGGATCACTGAACCGTTTCCAGATGTGCCTAAGCTTCCGGCAGTACGAGTTTCACCACGTAAGAATGATACGAAATCTCTTTCTTCTTTTGCGATTACTTCCGCACGGATTTCTTCAGCGGATCTAGTTTCAGGAGTTTTTACTTCTTTCTTTTCCAATCCTCTCACCTCTTCTTCCGCCTTGATGGAATCATCAATTTTGCGGATTTCATTTTTAAGTTCTTCAACTTTCTTCAACTCGTCCTCATCAAAAGCACGAGTCTCTTCTTTTGCTTTTGCTAGAATAGCGTCAAGCTCGTCCAACATAGCATTACGTTTTTCAATAAGTTCCTTCATTTTGGTACCTCCAATTTGTACTATCTTTTGATAGTAATATAGTTTTGTAGCTCGGCATATAACGCCTCAAGAGAACGGTCGTTTGACTCATCATCTTCATCGTCGTCACCGTTTTCTTCAACTTCTTTACCTTCTTCAGTGGTTTCGAGTTCATCTTCATCTTTGTCATCAACATCATCAGCGTCATCATCTTTGAAATTATCTTCATAACGCAATTCTTTGATCACTTCTTCATCACCTCTTGCTTCAATGCTTGTAGCAATATAAGCGGGAGTGACAGAAAGAATCGAAACCTCAAGCAGATCAATATCAGAGACATAACGTCTTTGAACATCACCGCCATCTTCCCATTTATCCTCGTTAGCGATAAATCCGAAAGACCAACCACGAAGTGACTTGTTTTTCGCAAGCTCAACAACTTCAGGATCATCCACTTTTGCAATTGCACGAAGACCGATTGAATCTTCATAAAGCTCGAGATTACCCTCAGAAATAGAACCTAGTTTTCTATCATTTTTGTGATTATAAAGTAAGTCAACATTGTCAGCCTTTTCAAGTGCGCGTTTAAAAACACTAGGAACCATCTGCTCAACAAACTTACCTCTGATAGAAGGGAGAACACGTGAGTCGCGTGATACAACATTTACATAACCATCAAGGATAACACTATTGTCCCGGATTTCCACTTTCATCTTCACTTGTCTTCACCTCCTTATCAGAGGGAGCGGAAGGTTGAGGAGTCTCAGCTTCATCACCTTGAAGATCAGTCTTTTCACCAAGACCAGTCAATCGGTTCGTATTTGGTGTATATATTTGTTTCTTATCCGGCAAGTATAAAACATCCTGTAAACCAAGCTTGATAAAATCAAGTTCAAGAGGCTTGTACCCTTCTTTTGACCGAATCTCATCAATTTGAAGGATCCCGTTCTTAACCGCAAAATCATAAGCTTGAAATCGTTTTAAGATATCAGCTCTCTGAATCTCATTTGTATCAAAACGGAATTCATACGTTCCTTTTTCTTTTGTTAATAATAAATCACGGTTAAGTGAAGTCTCATAAGCTTTTAAAACAGGTAAAATAGCAAGTTTAACAAAAGAATCAAACAACAATTCATTTCCACCAGTAGCTTTACCGTTTAATAGCTCAATCGGTACATTGAACATCTTATAAATAGCCTCATCATTTGCAATCTTATTTTGATTGACCTGCATTTCAACAGCGGAATTGTTTGCTTCTTGAAATTCAAGACCATTGTTCAAGATAATGACGTTTTCGGAATTGTTCGAATAAAGGTTCGAAAAGGCAGTTTTCAAAGCGTTCATTGCCACTTCTGAAAGTTTATTTGCAGCTTTTAAGAATCCCTTTTTGTTCCCACCGGTACGATACATCATATCTTCAAAGCATAATTGATTATAAGCAACCGATAAAAGCTTATTGTTCTCTTGAATCACACCCGTACCTTGAATACCGTCCTTTGTTTTACGCGTCACTTTCACAAATTCCCATTCATGATAGTTTTGACCGTATATAACAAATTCAAGCTTTTTGAATATCGGGTTCGGGTCAAGGAGGTTGACACCAACTTGTCTGTTATCCACATAGTTAAGCGACTGAACACTGTTTCTTTGTTTATTGATATAGGTATAACCAGCCCCGTACATGAGCATATCTTCAATCATTGCTTTTTTCATCATGTAAGGGTTCAATGTGTCACCAGTATCTACATTTAACAGTGAAACACGCGGGTCATTTTTTACTTCCAGGTTATCGCCATTCTCATCAACCTTATACAATTTAATCGGTAAACTTGCCACCGTATCAGAAATAAGGTTCACACAGGAAGCAACAGAAGGAATACCCATCGCTTGCTCTTTTGTAATAACGGAAGGGTCAAGGTTTGAACCAAGTAAATCAGAAAGCGCGTCACGTTGTTCTTCGACCGGCTTCTTTTTACGACTAAATAATCCCACTTACATTCTCACCTCCTTGTTAAATTACATGAACAACCCAATCACTCTCAGGATTGAACATCACATCTTGTTGTAGAAGGAAAATCGCATTGATAAGAGATACAACCATATCGACCTTACCATTCGATTTCTTTTTATTTACATATAAATTTTTATTATTATCTTCAACCGCTCTCGCATTTTGAAAGTTGATCTCAAGGAGTGTATTTGATAAATAATAAAAACCATTACTCAAAATCTTCTCTTTTAATAGCTTTGTCGCAGGATGTAAAACACTAGAGTGTTGTTTTACTTCAACTGTTTTATACCCTTCCCGCTCGAGTCTTTGCGCAGTGGATAAACAATTGTAACGGTCATAAGCGATACCCTGAATCGTAACACCGTATTTCTTTTCGATTTCAAGAATGATATCCTCAACAAAACCATAGTCAATCGTCATGTCACCGCATGAATAACATTTTCCTTCAGTAATGAAATGATGGTAATTTATCTTTTCATTTCGATTTTTCTCAGGAATACGATCTTCAGGAACGAAAGCAAAAGAATCCGCGTAAATGTTTCCGTCTTCTTCTGTTACCATTGTGAAGGATGTATTGTCATTTGTAAGGGATAAGTCAAGACCGATCCATACATCACGACCGCTCCAATCAAACTCATCAAGTTTACCTTTTCGAACATCTTCAATATTCACAAACGCCTCACCGGATGATGAAGGAAGGAAATGGTTCATGTGTTTACAAAGATACTCTTCACGTTCAAGTGGTTTTTCAATTGCAGCTTTCCGGGAATCACGAATTTCATTGTAATTTGCCTCAATCCTAAGCGGGTTCGCTTGAAGTAACCCAGTATCATCCCAAAGGTGCTCTTTTTCCGCATAATAAATAAGTGCAAACATCCGGTCATCCTGAATAAAACCAGCGTATACTTTTTTAATGTAATCCAGTTCTTCAAGCATGATCGACTTATCCTCCGCGTAAGCAGTGGTGAGCTTGAATCGTAACGGGTTTTTAACATTCAATTGTCCTGATTTCATAGCGGAAATATTATCATAGTCCTTAAATGCCCCGACCTCATCCGCAACAAAAGCAGAAGGACGAATCGCATTGTTCCTATTCGCCTCAGCGGTACGCGCTTGATAAAAGGAGTTTGTCAATTTACACGTTATTTTTCCACCCAGTACAGTAGAAATCTTAAAGTATTTTGATATTGCAGGACTCGCCTCGATTATTTGAGTCATTGCCTTCTTTACTTCTTGCGCAAGTTCCCGGTCAATGCAGATCGAGTAAAATTCAGAATAATCATCCTCTGTTAATAAAAGGATGAGCATGATAACAGCAGTCACAAACGTTTTCGCATTTTTTCGCGGTATAAACAAGGTAACATCCCTATGTTTGAACCGGGTTTCTTCCTCTTTGAACCGCCACCCGAAAATATTCGCAAAGAAAAAAGCCTGAAACGCAGCCAGACCCTCAAGGATCGTTTTCCCTTGTGTACCGAGACCAGTAGCAAAGTTGATAAGACCTAAAAGATCTTCAATTGTTTGCAGTAAATCGTCACGGAATTCATAAGGAAAATCATCGTTTTTTTGTTTTTTTAGATCATCAATAAACCATTTACAAGCGATTTTTACCTCTTTCGGAGCGATTTCATCTCCATTTATTACATCAGTAGCGTACTGATACGCTAGGTCAAAGAGTTTCGTCATTTAACCCTCTTGAGTGCAGCAAGTAACGGATCCTCATCATCTTGCTTCTTTTGCAAGTTGATATTCCCAAGTTTCGCTCTCGATTGAGGAGAAAAACCGAGCTCAGTTGATAATCGCTTGAAATCATCCATGTGTTGACGCCTTGCGGACATCACATCTTTATTGAGCATTTGGTTCGGGTCACGGTTGATATGTGAATCAATCCATTGTAATCGCTCAATAGAAACACAAAACGCGTCCAACAAGAACACGTCCACATTTGAAAGAATCCCACTCGCAGACATCTCGTCCACAATCCGGGTAAAAATCTCTTTTTGTTCGTCATTCAGATAATCCGAAGGGATGATCTTGTCAGAATTGCCTTTGAGTTTTGTTTCGTGTTCTTTTCTAATTGCATACTCTTCTTTTGTCAGATGTTTACTGTTAACATCGACGGGTTTTGACGGTCTCGGCAAGATGTAACACCTCCAGATTATTAGAATGAAATTTTAATAATATATTTACTTACTATGAGATCGGTGGGTAATCCATTGTCCATGCTGTACCCGTTAATGATAGATTTTCAAGCGTTCCAACAGATGAATCAATCAAAGAGGTACCGAATTTAAAGGTCGTATTTGGATAATATTCTTTTAGGTTCGGATAGCTTGTAGGATTGACTAACACCTTGTTCCAATTTGCGATAATATCAGCGTCCGTTCTTGCTTCCGTCCAGAACCTAATCTCGTTCATTGGTCCGTTGAAAACATTCGATCCGCTCGTGTTCGCTGCTCCGTAGACAATATTCGTCAAGGTCAAACTAAGCGCTAAATTTTTCGTTAATTCAAATTGCTTAACTCCGTTAACGAAACCCTTTAAAATTGAAGAATCATAAACATACGCAATATGTGACCAAACGCCCTCTGTTATCGGCATAAA